ACTTCATGGCTTCCGCCAAGTCAGACAGCACTTGCGCCGAGTTGTTGGCTGTCGCGGTCAGGACATCGGCGACCATGATGGTGTCGCTGGCAGATAAGCCAAAGGCGCGGACCGCGTTGGCGGCGTAGTCGGCCGCCTCGCCAAGCTCTGTGCGTGTCGCTCGGGCCAAGTTCAGCACGGCCGGGATCGCCGCCTCGATCTGGTCGGGCTTGAAGCCCGCCCGGCCGAGACTGGTCATGCCTTCGGCGACCTGCTTGGCGGTAAAGCTGGTGGTGCGTCCAAGCAGCTTGGCCTGCTCAGTCATTTTGGCAAACTGCTCGGCCGTGGCGTTCGTAACGGCACGGACGGTAAGCATTTCGTCCTCAAAGCCGCCGAAGATTTTGCCTGCCAGGACAAACGGCGCCAGCATCACGGCGCCTAGGCCGATGAACTTCATGCCCAGGTTCCGCACGCCAGCCCCGAACGCCTTCAGGCGCGCGGAGGCGCGCTGAAGGCCCTTCATCAGCGACGCGGTGTGCGCCGAGATTTCGACGTAAGCCTTACCGGCCCGGATTGCCGTCGTTTTCGCCATCGGCTTCCTTCTCAGGGTCCGGGGGGACCGGCAGGCAGTACCAGCCTTCCGGCAGGTCCATTCGTCCCGCCACGGGCTTGCCAGCCGCGTCCAGGACCCACACCTGTGCGTTGTGGATCGTCGCTCGCAGCCGCACGGGCTCGCCGTCGCTCACATACACGGTCCGCAGCCCGCAGCCCGACACGATCAGCGAGAGGCCGAGACACAGGACCAGGGCCGCCTTGCCCCAGGTCCGGTGGACCCGGCCCCGCAGGCGATCCCGCAGTTCCGTCTGCTTCGCACCGTCCTCGGCTTTCCGTTCGGTGGCGCGAAACAGGAACGGCAGGATCGCCTGAAGGATCGCGGTCAGGATCGAGAGTAGAACGCTCACTTGTCCAGACTCCCAGCGGCTTCCAGTTCCGCGTGAACGATGGGAATACCCGCAGCCAGCTTCGCCTCGACCTCGGACGTGGCCCGCTTGCCCTCGACCTGCTCATAGACCTTCAGCGTGTAAAGCAGGGCATCGTTCAGCCGGGCCAGTCCCGTGTTCGGGGTGTCGTCGGGAATGTTCTTCTCGGCGAACTTGACCCCGGCGATGATCGCCCCTTCGTACTTCGTCCAGAGGGGCTTGGCCGCGTACAGGCGGTTCAGGACCACCAGTACGATCCCGGCCAGGATCGCCACACCCACAGCAGAGTTCAGAAACGCCCACAGACCTTGCAGCACCGTACTCATGTCTTGCTCCTTTCGTTGACAAAGACCGTTCTCAGCATCCCAAAACCTCCCGGCAGCCGATCCGCCCGCGCCGCTCTCCTTCGCACGGCCAGGGAGTACGGGTTGAAGTCAGACGGCTTGAATGGTCCATGCTTCTTGGGATCGCGGTTCGCGTTCGCAATCAGCATCGCCAACAGGCTCGTTCGCTCCCACTCGGCCCCGTCGCGGCCTTCGGCCATCAGGACCAACTCTCGCAACGTCAGCGGGTCGGGGTCCACGCCCGCGGTCCCGGCCAGCTTCCAGATCAGTCGCTCACAGTCGCGAGCGCTTTGTCGAACTCTGCTTGTAGCCGCTCCGGGCTGGCCTTCAGGTCCAGCTTGTCGTGTTCCTTGTCGATCACCCGCCAGAAGGTCGCCAGGACCTTCTTCGCCCGGTCCCGGTCCCTCTGGCTCGGGGAAAAATCCACAAGCTCCTCCAGGAGCGCCTTCGTCGCCGAGTCGATAGCGTCGCCCGCCATCGCCTCGCCGAACTGCTCGTCGCTCACGCCCGCCGCATCGGCCGCCGGTTTGCAAAGGACGAAAATCACATCCACCAGCAGCACCGGATCGCCGACGAGCCGTTCGATCAGCTTGCCTTCGACGACTTTCAGCAGGTTCACGTCCAGCAGCGACCGGACCCGCTTGATGGCCGCGACGTTGACCGCCACGGTCCAGTCGCGGCCCGCGTTATCCTTGAACGTCCTCATTCCTGCGTTCTCCTACAATAGTGCGGCCACATCGGGCGATCTAAGTGGCGGACTTGCCGCCGGTCAAAGTCCCGTATACAGATCACGGCGATTACACAGAGGCCGACAACCACAATGCCCATTACCGCGACGAAAACCCATATCTCCCAGTACATCCGGCCTTTCTCCTACACCGGCTTACGCGGCGACGACCTTCCACTGTGGGGCGTTGGCCGAGTCGGTCGGCTTCATCGTCACGGAGACCGTCATGCCCTCTTCCAGGGGTTCCGACCGGCTGAACGAAACGACCGCACAGTCGGCCCACAGGCCCTCGGCCCCGGCCACGGCAACGTCGCCGTCCATGACGGCAATCCCAACCAGAGCGTCATTGAGCCACGCATCCTTCAGGACCGTGAACCCCGCATCTGTGGGATTCCAGGCCATCTCAAACTCAACGCTGGCGTCCTTCGGGCCGCCACGCCCGGTCGCCCGCCACTTGCCATTGCTGCGAGTGGTAACTTCCGCCTCGCCCTTCTCCAGGTTCAGCGTCACGTCCTTGACGTTCAGCAGTTCCGTCCAGGACGGCGCTCCGCCGATCCCGGCCGCACAGTAGTACAGCTTTCCGTCGATCCCGAACTTCATACCCATTGTCGTTTTCTCCTTGTCACTTCACTGATCCGGCCCACATCGCCGGAAGTTTGGGTAACTCTCTCTTCAGGGCCGGACCCATGAACGGCCGGGCCCGGTATCGCAGGCGTCGGCGTCGGCCCTTCCGGTCCCGCCGATCCACAGTGCCGCCCTCTTCGAGCAACGGCGGCGCCTTGGCCGTCCCGTGCAGCGGCGTCGGGCCGATCACGACACTCTTCCGCGTCGGCTCGTATCCGAAGTAGATCAGCTTCTTCAGCAGGCCGGTATGGCTGCTGGGCGGCTGCCCCGCCGCCGAGACGGCCCGCCGCTTTCGGATGCTGCTGCGGGCGCCCGTCCGAACGAACGCGCCGAACTTGCTCAGGACGCGCCGCGTGGTCCGATCCACCGCACCAGTGACCGCCTTGCGGTCGAAGAACGTCGCCTTGGTCGTTATTCCGATCACGCTTCGGCTCTCTCCGTCCTGCCTACCTCGCCCACCGGCCTCGGTGGGCAGGCAGGTCGCCCGACACTTACGTCGGAATCTTGGCCCCGGACACGTTCAACTGCACGTCGATCCGCGAGGTCGTGCTCGCCACGCCCAGGATCGTCATGTAATCCTCGGCCGCGCGCTCGCTGATAAGGCCGATCCCACCGCCCGTGTCGGTCACTCCGTAGACGGCCCCGACCGTCACCGCGGCGCCGGGATTCAGGCCGCCCTTCTTGATGTAGGCCACGGGCTGATTCGTGGCGGCATCGTTCAGGGCCACGCCCTTCGCGTTGGCCTTGGCCGCCGTGGCGCAGTCGGCGAGCCACAGCTTCCCGTCTGTGTGCTGGTAAACCGCTTCCCCAGCCGTGACGGCCTCACCCGCCCGGCCATGCCCGATCTCGGCCCCGTCGTAAATCAGGACGTTGCCCGCTGTGATAATCAAATCTGCCATGCTTCAACTCCTTCGTTCTGTGTTGTGTAGAGGCAATATTCCATCTAACGACCGACCGCCATCATCGCCAGCGATCCGGCGGGCAGGCCGACGTACTCGAGCGCGCCAATGCTGGGCGGGTCCTTGTAGGGTTTGCCGACGGCGTCGGTGACAATGCCGGGGACCGCCACGCCGGCGGCGATCAGGGGGCTGCCGGCCGCGACCGTCAGATCGGCGTCCGCATCCACCCACAGATCAGCGAGGGTAGCGTTGTCCACGTTGTTCGCCCCGCCGCACACGCTCGTGGCAGTCCCGTCCGTTCCGGCGTTGTAGTCGCTGACGCCCGTGGTCCAGTCCACGGTCGCACTACCCGAACCCGTCAGGGTCTCCGCTTCGACGTAACACTTACCGTCGCCCGTCATGGCAACGGCGTTATCCTTGGCCGTCATGTTAATCGTCGTCACGTCGTTCGTGTCATCCGTGAAGACCCCGGTGTGCGTACCACTACCACCATCGGTCAAATTGATGAGGCCCGTCGTGCCATCCCAGTCCCCCCAAGCATTCGCCCGAGTGTCGAAGAGCGTGATCTCCGTCGCTGACTCGACGTGGGCGTAGTAGGTCGTTTCAGTGTCGAGCGGTGCTGGAAGATCCCCTGCCGTCGTGGTGAACTTGATGGCATAGCCGTCATAGGGGCAACTGTGGGCGGCAGTGAACGTGATGGTGTCCGTCTCCGTGTTTACGGACGCAACGGTGCGGTTGTAATCAGCGACAGCGTTGCTGTAGGCCAGTGCGCAGATGCCGCACCCGAAGTTTGCGTTCTTGCTGATCTTACTGACCGTATTGCAGCAAACGGCGGCATTCATCG